GTGGATTGCATTAGTTGGGCATCTTCCATCCATGCGAAAATCGAAATGTTGCATGCGGGCACTTCACCAGCAGCATGTTTCAACGCAGAGACAGGTAGGAAACGTAAATCTCCGAGATTCGTCCATTCACGAGACGGGATGTGGACAGCGTTATACTGCCAAAAGAAAGGTAGTACCAATTCACCACCACTGGATGTGGTAGGGTTGATGTACACTTTTTGTCTTTGTGAAATTCTGGTGAGTCTGGATTCAACGTTTTCGGGTAAAAAGGCGTCTCTAGAGGAAAGTGGGTTGTAATACGCCATAAGTTTACCATATAGAAATGGGGAACCGTTAGTGACGATCTTAACGTGCAATTTTCCGCGAAACATCTTGTAGTTTGCAATTTTTCTTGCGACGGCAGGATTGGAGAAGAAAGCGTCCCAAGGGTCGATTTCGCTCACAGACAACGTGTTGTTTGTAGACCATTGGATTTCTCCGATCTTAACAGGTCTGGACAAGAAGTCACCCAATTCCATGCCGGGTTGTGCTCCTGCCAATGCAGAAGACTCTTGTGCTGTCTTTACAGCACTGGTCCAACTTTGATCGTTGAACTTGAAGGTAATATTTTCTCTTTGTGTAGTAAGTCCTGTTCCTTTGATGTGCGAGTCGAACTCAGACCGCGCACAGGCTTCTAGTAATCCATATAAGAGAACCATCACAAGAATGATGGCCAATCGGGCCGTAGCGCGAATGGAAACAGATGAAGGCGTTTTGCCCGGTCTACTAGGGGGACCAGGATTTCCGTTATTCTCGACATCTGCACACTTTTTTGCTTTCGCTAGGGGGGACATAGTGCAATGCCCCGAGGTATTTTCAACTTCTTCTTCACCTCTTTGAAGTATAGACACTGAGAGAGATTGTCCGTGGTACTCAACTTTTTCTTCAGTTTGCGGAAACAGGATGCTTCCGAAAATGTTTTCTTGTTGAGCATTGGAGAGTTTTCCCTCTTCAGCTAGTTTTGTCAGGAATGGTTTTTCACGTGACCTATAGTCGTGATGCCTCCTTCCTGACTCGGAGGCCCAAGTTACAATGCGTTGTTCATACGTTGTGTCCATGTTTGGAACGTGGAGTTTGTATTCTTCCGCTAGACGTCTCACGAAGTCTTGGAACTTGGTGTATGTTTTCTCGTCATACAACGATGCTTCCAACAAAGTGGAGCTTAATGACATTCCCAATTGGTTTTCCATTGACTCGG